TGCTCGAGGCAGCCGGCACCGCCGCGGTCGACGAGTATGTGCGCCGCGAAGCAGAAGCGGCCACCCTCGCCGCAGAGCAGGCCGCAGAAGCCGTAGACGACGACCCTGCCCATGAGGCCGACGATGGCGCTGACCCGTGGGAGGATTTCGACCCAGCAGCCACAGCCGAGCGGGCGACCGCGACGGCACTCGATCACTTCGTGGAGGTATGACGATGCATAGGTTCTTAGTGGCGGTCGATAGTAAGCAGCACCCGATCATGATCGGGGGCCGGTGGCACATCAACACCAGCCATCACGGGCTGGTCGCGGTCCCGGCTGGTGGTAGCGGCACTACTAGCCTCGAGACGGAGAAGGATCTCGAAGACCTGCTGAACAACCCGACGAAGTTCAAGGACTTCATCGCGGGCACGGTCCGGGACACGATGGACGATAGCGTCGCGGAGGGCGTCGAAGCAGGCGTCTCCAAGGCGCTCGAGGCCAAGGGCTTCGCAGCCCGCCCGCCTGGCCCCGGGTCGGAGGTAGCGAACCCGCTGCCTGGCGAGACGCGCGGTTCGTGGTCCAGCTCGTTGCAAACGTCGGAGATCCGGCGCGAACAGCTCGTGCGGCCTATCCTCCAGCGCCGAGAGGCCATTGCCCTGAATGACAACTTCGAGCACTTCGGAGCCTTCCTTTCGGCGATCCACCCGGCGATGATCCAACGCAATGGCATTGACGAAGCGAAGCTGAAGGTCCTCGGCGAAGGCCAGGGCGACCAAGGCGGATTCCTCGTCCCCGACCAGTACAGCATGGAGCTGCTCTCGATCGCCCTTGAGACGGCGGTCGTGCGGCCCCGTGCCCTCGCGATGCCGATGACGGGGCTCACGCTTCGGATGCCGGCGATCAGGGACGCGTCGCATGCCACCAACGTCTTCGGCGGGGTGCAGGCCTACTGGACACCTGAGTCCGGGTCTATCACCGCGAGCGAGCCGACCTTCATGTCCGTCGTTCTGACGGCCAAGAAGCTCGTTGGCTACACGACCGCATCGAACGAGCTGCTCGCAGACTCGGCGATCCCACTCGAGGAGCTGATCCGACAACTCTTCGGACCGGCGCTCGCATTCTTTGAGGACGACGCCTTCATCAACGGCGTGGGCGGCGGACAGCCGCTCGGGCTGCTCAATGCCGATGCCCTCGTTACGGTGGCGAAGGAGACGGGCCAAGCGGCCACGACCATCGTCAAGGAGAACCTCGACAAGATGTACAGCCGGATGCTCCCCGCCTCGCAAGCGCGGGCGGTGTGGATTGCGCATCCGGACACGGTCCCGCAACTGTTCGCGCTTTCCCAGGTCGTCGGCACCGGCGGCGCCCCGGTCATGGTGATGAACATCGCCGACACGCCGACGTTCACCATCTACGGGCGGCCGGTGATCATTACGGAGAAGTGCCAGACGCTCGGCACCGCCGGCGACATCTTCTTCGTCGATTTCCGGTACTACCTGATCGGCGACAGGCAAGCCCTCGAGATGGCTGCTTCGCCGCACGTGCGCTTTACGAACGACGAGACGGTCTTTCGCTTCGTGCAGCGCGTCGATGGGCGCCCGTGGATTGACTCCGCGCTGACGCCCCGCAACGGCTCGAGTACGCTCACCCCGTTCGTCAACCTGGCGACGAGGTCGTAAGGCTAGGACAACCGCTCCAGTGGCGCCCTGGCGATAGCTCAGGGACGCGATCAAAGGAGGAGACAGACCATGAATCAGCGACTGAGTGAACACGCGAGCTCGGACTTCTTGGAACAGGCCGACATCGGCGGGACCAATGCCCAGAATGCCGGCGGCTATCTCGCGATGACAAACTACAACCGGTGCTATGCCCGGGTGGAGCTCGGCACGTGGGATAGTGGTGACGACCTGGACGAGTGCCGCCTCCAGCAGGCGTCTGACTCGTCCGGCACGAGCGTGAAGGACCTCACGACCGATGCCAGCGGGGGGAACTACGACACTGACAACCCGGTGGACGCCGACGGCGACTTCGTCGTTCTCGAGGTTCGGGGTGAGGACATGGACCTCAACGCCTCAGCGCCGTTCGACTACGTGCGGCTGTACGTCGCCGAGGGCGGCAACACGGGGGTCGACAACATCTTCGGCGTCCTGATCCGCTACGAGCATGCCAACGGGCGCAAGGAACTTCAGGGGGCGGCCTCAACAGGTTCCCAGGTCTACGTCGACACGAATACCTAGACGAACGCTAATCAAGGCGGGGGCGGGGGTTCCTAGAATCCCCCGCCCCGTAAGCTTCGAGGAGTCAGCTGGTGGTAGTCGTCGTGCAAGGCAACAAGCGGGAGATCCCGGGAGACATCCCGGTCCTCTTCTGGTGGGATATGGTGCTCGAGTATGAGCAGCGCCCGGATCTGCTGGGCGACCTGGCCTTTTACGACCCGGTAATGGAGCTGATCCCGGTAAATCTGCTCCTGCGTTTGAAGGCGCAGCTCGCCGTCTGGCACGAGATCCTCGATGAGTACCCGGACGATATCGCAGTCTGGTGGCCCGTCCGCCTGGGCAGGCGGCACGGATATATCCCCCACACCCACCTGGCCGCGCAGGCGACGATCGACGACGTCAACGTCCTTCACTGTGACTATTGCGGCGCGCGGTGGAGTGCCCCGCACCCGGACCGCTGCAAACTCTGTGATCGAATTATTCTTGTCCCTGAGGCGGTGAATGATGGGAAAGCTCGCGACGATGGAAGCACCAGGTGGAGCAGGGCTCTATGTGAAGTGCCCGAACTGCTCGAAGATGTACAACCCGACCGACTCGGTCCCGCGCTCGTGCAAGCGGTGCGGCGCTCCGATGGACATCGGGGAGGCGCTCGGATTCGCCAACGCCCAGGCCGAGGAGCCTAAGACGGCGGCGACCCGTGGAGCCCCGCGCGGACGGAGGAACCGGATGATCGACGAAGCGCCAACGGCAAAGGCCGGTGACGGGTCTTCGTCGGTACCGATGTTCCTTGAAGTGCCAGAAGGCGACGAGATGGACGAGGGCGAAGCCGAGCAGACCTAGCGGCCGCTCACAGAATCCGGGCGCTTCATAGGCGCCCCAGAAGAAGGAGCACAGGATATGGCTAATGTTATCGGCCAGCGTAAGGGCGGGAACCTCGTGTATGTGGACCAGGGCGCGCACCTGATGCGCGTCGTCGACGCAATCGGACCCGACGTCATCAAGTACGAGTTTCTCCCCTGGGTCCATAACGTCCAGGACGAGAACGCGACCGGGACGGACCCGGAGGGGTTCTTCACGACTGTCGTCGAGGCCGGCACCGGCACATCGGAGCTCGACCAGTCCAATTCGATTGGCATCCTGGCCCAGATGGTGACGGCGGCGGACGAGAACGACGGGATCAGCCTCCAGCTCGTCGGCCCCCATTTTGAGTTCACAAGCAATCAGCGGCTCGTCTATTATGGCATCGAGCTCGATATCAGCGACGTCGATCAGACGGATATACTCGTCGGGCTCTGCGTCGAAGACACCGCGCTCCTCGGCGGTGTGGCTGACGGCGTCTATCTCGAGTCGTTGGACGGCTCTGCCAGCGTCTCGACGGTCACCGAGAAGAGCGCATCCGAGACACAGACTGATTCGGTCGGGACTCTCACCGACGACACGTTCCACTTCCTCGAGTTCTATTTTGACGGAAGCAGCGTGTACTTCTTCTTCGACGGGTCGCAGACGGGTACGATCCACACGACCAACATCCCGGATGACGTCGTGCTGACCTTCTCGATGGAGTTCCTGACCGGGGAAGGAAACGCCAACACGTGCGACATCCGGCAGGCGCGGGCGATCCAAGTCGGACGGACCTAGGCCGGTGGCTAACAGGGGCGGGGTTCAGTTCGCGAAGCCGATCGTCATCAAGCCGCTCACGGCGGACTTGCTACAGCGAATCCGGCACCGGGCGATGGCGTTCAAGATCCTGGTGGTTACCGAGGCGGACGAGACGCATGTCCTGCTAACGTTCGAGGATCTCGGGGCCGCCTACCACGTGAAGACCATCGAAGAGCTCGACCGCATCATAGACGGGCTCCAGAACATCCGCGACCAGGTCCGCATGGGTAGCCTGCGGGAACGGGTAGCCAAGGGGAGGAACTAGTATGGCAAGTGAACCGACGGCAGAGGAGCCCACGGCAGAGGAGCCGACTGCAGAGGAGCCGACTACGAGCGGATCGCGGAGTAAGTCGAAAGCGTCAGCGGCGCTCAAAGTCGCGACCGATCCTGCGAACAAGCGTACTGTCGTCCTCAATCGGTGGCCCACGGAGCAAGAGAAGACGAAGGCGCTGCGAGAGCAGATCAGCAAGACGCGGCGCGCGAGCTAGGACACAGCCATGACGATGAAAAACAAGAGCGTCCTGGGCGCTACCATCGAAGTCACCGTCGAGAAGACTCGGCCCTCCAACACTACGGCCTATACGGACGAGGACGTCATCAGCGAGTCGGCCAGTTCCGGCACGGGCTGGACGTTCGACGCGATCGTCCCGACCAACAAGGGCGGCGGGCGTATCACGAAGGCTATCGTGCAGTGTGACGACACGAACATCGTCCCGGTCCTTACGATGTACCTCACCAATGTGACGCCACTCGGCGTCCTGAACGACAACGTGGGGAATACGAACCCGGTCTACGCCACGGAGAGCGATAACTATCTCGGCCGGATCGACTGGCCCGCGATGCAAGATCTCGGCGGCGCATCCGAAGCCGAAATCGGTGCGGATGGTCTTGTGGCTGGTATGCCCAAGAGCTTCGTCTGCGTGGATGGCGATGATGCGATCTACGGCGTGCTGGTCATCCGCTCGGCGGCCCACACGCCGACGTCAGGCGCGAAGTTCCGCGTCACGCTGACGGTTGAGCCTGACTGATGAGCTGGGAGCAGCTCAGCGCCATCCTTGAGACGCATCGGAATAACGTGCGCGAAGAGGCGTCATCCCCGCCGACGGCTTGCCCGATTGATGGGGCAGCCCTAGAGATCCGGGGGGACGGCGTCCGGAACTGCCCGATGGGGAACTATACCTGGGGAGGCTCTACGAAGTAGGCGGGCTGCAGAATTGAATCACGGCGTTTCAATCGCCTAGAAAGCACGGTGAGACGGGATGCCCAACTGGTATGCGGGCCGCAGCGCGGTGAAGCGCGCGACCGCGACGGACACTGGCACGACGCGCGATCCTCAGATCGATCGCGCCATAGAAGCCGCGAGCCGGGAGATCGACCGGTGGACGCGGCGATTCTTCATTCCAAGGACTGAGACACGGCTCTATCGCTGGCCTCCGACCCAGTACGGTCGGTCGTGGCAGCTTTGGCTTGATCAGGATCTCATTGCCGTGACGACGCTCAAGTCCGAGGCGCAGGACACCTCGCCGACGACTATCGCATCGTCTGACTTCTTTATCGAGCCGAATAATCAGGGTCCGCCCTACGACCGCATCGAGATCGACCAGTCCTCGAGCGCCGTCTTCCAAGCTGGCGATACGCAGCAGCGGTCGATCTCGGTCCTGGGCCGCTGGGGCTACTCGGAGGACACGCTCGGCGCCGGGACCGTCAGCTCGGGGCTCTCATCGGACGCAACCGCCACGGAGATGATCGGGTCCGACGGGAGCCTCATCGATGTCGGCGACACGTTGCTGATCGAGACTGAGCAAGTCTTCGTCACCGAAGTTGCGAACGCAGCCGTTGGGAGTGAGCTCATCGATGGCGCGCTCACGAAGGACAAGGGCGAGGTCGCGGTGACGATTGATGATGGGACCGAAGTCTCTGCCGGCGAAGTCATCCTCATCGAATCCGAGCGGATGCTGATCGAGAGCATCAGCGGCAATGTCCTCACGGTCGTGCGGGGTTTCGACGGCAGTGCCGTGGCCGCTCATAACAACGACACGGCGTTTCACGCCTTCCGGACGTACACCATCGTCCGGGCGGTGAATGGGACGACGGCGGCCACGCACGCGAACGGCACGGCCGTCTCGAGGTACGCTCCCGAGGCCGATATCGTCGCGCTATGCGTCGCGGAGGCCACGAGGATCATCCATCAGGAGCGGAGTGGCTGGGGCCGAACGATTGGCCCCGCCGGCGGCGCGACGGTCCCGAGCGGCCAGGGACTCGATGAGCTGCGGTCCGCCGTCTACGGCCACCTCACCCGCGTCCGACAGGCGGCGATTTAATGAGGCGCCAACGACGATCGACCGATCGCCTGAGGTTCGCGCTGCGTGGGTGCCCGAAGTGCATGGGAGACCTCGTGCTCTGCGAAGGTGAGACAAAATGCCTTCAATGCGGTTGGGCGGGCCTGACCGCGTTAGGGATCGGTGTGGATCGCGTCGGCACGCGCCGGCCTCGGATGGTAGCGGCATGAGCGTCGAGCTTCTCGTGAGCGGGCCGCTGTTCCGAGGCCAACCTGGGAGGGTCATTCAGCGCGGTGTGAAGAACGCCATCCAAGAACTTGTCGAGAAGGGCGAGGAGAGGCTGGCAGAGATGCTACGCCCCCGCCCCAGCGGCGTGTTCCTATCCGTCTCGGAGGCTCGTCGGGGCCATGCGAGCACCGGGAACTATCGACGCAATATCAGTTCACGCGTCTCAGGCATGCAGGCAGTGATCAGCGACGGGGGCGTCGTCTATGGCCCCTGGCTCGAGGGCGTCGGCTCCCGAAACGCTGTGACCAGATTCAAGGGCTATGGATCGTTCCGGCGCGTCGGTCAGTGGTTGAACACCCAGAAGCTCCGCGTCTTCGGTCGGCACATGGCCCGGGCAGCTCGGGATCTGAACTGATGGCGATCTTCACCCTGGGAAACACGATCAAGGCGGTCGAGACGGTAATCAGCGCCAGTGCCGAGTTGGGCGGCTACATGATGGGCGAGCCGAAACAGCCGCCCGATACAGGGACGAAGCCCTACGGTGCGCTCACGGCTAAGAGCAGTGACGTGCTCCTTGTCTTCGCTGACATGGGAACCCGGCAGTCGCACATTCTCAATCTGCGGCTCTACCTGGACGCTCTCTCGGAACCTCAAGAGAATACAGAGCTGGAGCTGATTGATGCTTCCGAGAACCTCCAAGCCGAGCTTCGGAAGGACTCCACATTCAACAGCACGGTGATGAAGGTCGACGCAGCAGGAGAGGGCGGTACGACCATGAAGGCTGACTACGGGTATGTGGAGATCGGCGGCAAGTGGTTTCGCATCGCGGATATCACCGTCCCGTTCATCGTCGACGACAGTACAGCGTAGGAGGGAGCGATGAACTACAAGGTCTTGAATCCTAGAGGAATCCCCGAAGGCGTCCACGTCATCCGCGTCGGCGAGAAGGTCTGGCTCGAGGGCGCGATCATTCGAGCGCCTGGCGATATAACTGCGGAACAGGCGAAAGACTACGTGGGGCGCGGGCTCCTGGAGGTGAGCAGCAATGGCTAAGAAATCGCCGCTGACGATGGGGCTCTACATCGACGGCCATGACATCAGCGGAGACGTTGGCGCGATCAATCAGATCGCGAGCCCCCGCAGCGTCCAAGAGGTCCCCAACCTGGCGGCGTCCTCGATGGCCCGCCTCTTGACCCTGAGCGATGGATCGCTCGGGTTCCTGTCTTATTTCGATGACGGGACTGAGCTCAGCCACAACGCGCTCTCGGGCCTTCCGACGACGAACGTCGTCGCGCTGCTCGCGCTCGGGAGCGCCATCGGCGACGCCTGCGCGATCATCCAAGGGAAGCAGATCAACTACGACCCGTCGCGGGCGCAGGATGGAAGCCTGACGATTGACACCCAGGTCCTTTCGTCCGGCGTCTCAATCGAGTGGGGCGAGATGCTGACGGCGTTCCAGGATACGTTCGCCAGCGCGGGTTCGGCGTCGTCGAAGGACGACGGCGCCAGCTCTGCATCCGGGCTGGCGGGGGTCCTCGAGATTGTCGATATCGCCAGCGGGACGCCGACCGTTGTCCTCGAGGACTCGCCGAACGATTCGTCTTGGTCCACACTGATCTCATTCACCGCCGTGGCCTCAGGCAATGAGCCATCGGCTGAACGGAAGACGGTGACCGGCACGGTCAATCGCTATCTACGACTGACCACGACGGGCACGTTCAGTAACCTAGACATGACCTTCGGATATCGCCGAGGGGAGAGCGCCGATGATGAGGCGTACTAATGGATCGCCCGCTCTACGTCGGGAGGTTGATTCAATCATTCGCGGCCCGGGCGCGGCCGGCCATTGGCATGGTAGCGCTCCTAGACCCGCGTCGCTTCATCAAGCGTCATCTCGTACAGATTCCCGATATTCACTGGAGGTCCGCGACGTGTGAAGAGGTCGCCTGTTCCCACCACGAGTTCGGATGGAGGACGATCGTACCGGCGAGCGGTCGGCAAGCCGACTACATCCGCCACTCGAGCGAACGGCGATTCCGGGAGGTCGCCAAGAGCGAGGGGCTGGTCGAGTTCCAATTCTATCCGGGGCAAACGTGTTTCAAATCTGAGAGGCATCGTATACAGACCGGCGAGGCGCCGATCTTAGCGCGCGGTCAGCGCGACGGAGGCATCGTCCTCCAGGAGCCGGACCGGTGGGTCGGGGAATTTAATGAGGAGACGTTCCAAGTTGGGCAGGCCCGGAAGCAAGGCAGCTACACAAACGGGAGGTGAGTGATGGCGAAGGAGAGTGCGGCACTGGCAGTGATCATCGATGACGCCGGGAGCGCGGCGCGCACGATATCGAATTCGATCGGCTCGGTCGACATGGCGACACCGCGGGGCGTTCAAGATGTGACGGGCGTCGATAAGACGTCAATGGAGCGGCTCCTGCTGCTCGGTGATTACAGTGCCACGTTTAATGGCTTTTTTAATGACGGCAGTAATGACGCCCATGCGGTCTTCAAGACCGTGCCCAGCTCGTCTGTGACCCGGACCGTTTCGGTAGCCCACAGCGGGCAGACGCTCGCCGTCGAGGCATTGCTGACGGACTACCAGCTCAGCCGTGCCCAGAACGGTGAACTGACGACCACGGTCCCGGCTGTTCTCCAGAGCGGCTCGGACCCCACCTGGTCGTAGCCAGGGGGCCTCGCCGGCGGACCGAGGGCTATAGAAGTAGTCCGCCGGAAATCGACTGCAGGAGGTGTGACATGGCGGCAGAAAGCAACCACCATGTTGAGCTTCCGAGCGGCGGCACGTGGGAGGTCAAACCCTTCCTCACTCATGCTGCTCGGGATGAGATGGAGAAGGCCGCACGGATCGCGTCGTTCGAGACGATGCGGGTGGCCACGGAGTCGGGACTCGACCTCGCGGCGCTGATCCCGACTCAGACCAACGGTGCCAAGGCATCGGCGACCACTGAGCTCGGGTCAGAGGAGAAGAACGCGCTCCTCTTGGAGTCGACCGCCGGCTGGTCGTTCGACGAGCCGGTGACGGCCGAACAGATCGGGGAGCGGGACCACCGCGACACCGATGCCGTCGTCGCGTACTGCGTCAAGCTCTACGAGCTGAGGACGCCCGTCGACGCGGAGGACGAGGCGGCGGGAAAAGAGCACTCCGTCGCCATGTCTTAGGGCTCGCCGCTGACATCGACATCCCGGTGCGGTATATAGACGCGCTTGAGGCGGTGTATCTGACGAAGGCGGGGATCCTGCGGCCGTGGTCGTGGGACGAGTGGCGGGAGCTGCCGGACTCGTTCGTCCGGCGGTTCCTGGAGGCCTCGCAGATGATCGCGACCGCAGGGCGAGAGGATAGCGGCGACGACGGGGGAGATTCCGTCGAATCGGACTTGGCCGAGGCGTCAAGCGCGATGGGGGAGATAGAGTGGCAAACGTAGTTGAGATCCTGATCAAAGCCCGTGACGAGAGCGCGCGAGCGGTGGGGGAAGCCACCGGGCGGCTGGATAAGCTGGCTGCTAAAGCGCGTGCAGTACGGGGGCCGCTACTCGCGATGTCCGCAGCCATGATCGGCATCGGCGCCGCTAGTGTGAAGATGGCCGCAGATTTCGAGACTGCGATGGCCGAGGTCAGAACACTGCTGCCCGATCTTGACAAAGGAGGGATGGAGAAGCTACGTCAGGGCGTCCTCGAGTTCAGCAAGGAGCTAGGGATCACCACAACACAAGCTGTCCCTGCCCTTTACCAGGCTATCTCGGCGGGTGTCCCTCCCGATAACGTGCTTGAGTTCATGCGGATTGCAGCGAGGGCATCTATCGGGGGCGTGACATCGTTGGAGACGGCCGTCGATGGCATCACCTCTGCGGTAAACGCTTACGGCAAGGAAGTCCTCGATGCCGGATCCGCGAGCGACCTGATGTTCACGGCGGTCCGGTTAGGCAAGACCACCTTCGAGGAACTCTCCCGATCCCTCTTCAACGTCATCCCTACAGCGGCATCGCTGGATATCACCTTCGCCGAGGTCGCAGCCTCGATGGCGACGATGACCGCCCAGGGTGTACCGACCCGCGTAGCGACGACCAACCTGCGCCAAGCCTTCGTTGAAGCCAGCAAGACGGGCTCGAACCTCGACAAGGCCATCCGGGAGATGGCCGGCACAGGCATGGCCCAGCTCACCAAGGAGGGCCGGACGGCCTTCAGCGTGTTCAACGAGCTGCGGGAAAGCATGCCAGAGCAGGAGTTCCGCGACCTGTTTGGCTCAGTCGAGGCGCTGAACGCCGTGCTGCTCACCACCGGGCCGCAAGCCGCGGGCATGCAGCGCGCGATGGACGAGATGGGCACCGCCACTGGCGCAGCCGACGCGGCCTTCGAGATTATTGCTGACTCGTCGGGGTTCAAGTTCCAAAAGGCGTTGGCCGAGACTCAGGCGGCTCTCATCGACATCGGCAGCGTACTGCTTCCCTTTGCTGCGAGCATTGCCAGCGGTATCGCGAGTATAACGGGAGCGTTCAGTGATCTATCCCGCCCTGCTCAGACTGCAATCATTGTGGTATCCGGAGTCGGCTTGGCGCTATCTGCACTCGGGCTCGCTCTCCCGACGTTGATTGGTGGGGTAAAGATTCTTACTAAGGCATTTATCGGACTGCGGGCCGTCATGGCCACGACGCTCGGGCTTGTGCTATTGATCCCGGTCGCGTTCGATCTCGCCGCTCGCGGTATCAACGCGTTCTTCCGCGCGCTGGAGGAGGCCGGCGCCGGCTTCGCCCCGCAGTTCATGCTACCTATGACCGAGCTCGGCCGGTTACTCGGAACCGTGATGGATGGATTCATCTCCGGCGCCGAGGAGGTAACGAAATTCGGCGACGTGGCGCAAGTCACCCAGGAGGAGCTCGACAAACTGACGGAGGATCTCAGCGACATAGGACCGGAGATTCATGAGGTAGTGGCGGGAATAGGCGCCGGCAGCGTAGCGGTCGGTGAGTTCGCCAGTGAGCTTGATGACCTCGGCGGCGCGTTGTCGACTACTGAGGATGGCTTGGATGACTACCTCAAAGCCGTCGAGCGGACCATTGAGGCCGCGGACATCTTGGGCATCAGCCACCAGGAAATATTCGACGCGCTCGACAAGATTGAGGCGAAGGGCATCGACGCGACTCGGGCGTGGGAGGAGCTCGCCCGGGCTTTCGAAGGCCAGGTCAGTTCTGAGATACAGAGCGTCATCAAAGATCTCTTCCGGATCGGCAATGCGGC